TTACTACGTGTCTTTCAAAGTTATGGCCTTTTGTCCTACTATTCACCATCTTTATAATCTAAGTATAAGATATAAGCTGCGCCTATAATCATTAATATTGTAGTAAGCAAGAACAAACAATTACTTGTTATCATTACGCATCATCCTTTCTTCTTGTTTGTTTAGTGATTTTTCTATACATCTATCTATTTTTTTTTCTATAAAATTAATTAGGCTACGCCACATACTCAGTTATAGTTTTCTTGCGCTTATCATCAAACTCAATAACACGCCTACCTGATCTATAACCTGTTGTTAATTGACCACGCCTACCTTCAATAAAGGTAATCTGATTATCATGCCTTTCTTTACGCAGTTCTAATCTTCTTTTAATTACTTTGTCTGTATGTTCAGTCATTATTTTTACTATGTGAAATTATGCCTAACTTAATTAACATTTCTGTAGCTCTACCTATATCGGTTCTGTTTGTTGCTGCAAAAATATTTATCTCACGATGCATATCTTCTGAAACCCACAATGCTTTTTTTGGTCTCTTTTCTTCCATTTTTATACTCTCCTTCTAAATAATATTCTTAAATTGGTTTATAATCAAGTTAAGGGCAAAAAGGTAATACTCTCCATATACAAATACTCTCATTACTTATTTGCCCTTTTAACTGTGATTGTCTTTCTTCTAACGCTATAAGCGTCCTTAGCAGGCACAACCTTTTCTGGCTTTGCCTTATAGTTAATCATAGGCCAAGACACTACAAAATCTTCATGTATAGCTTTACTAGCGTTACCCATACTGTTCATAATTTGCGATTGATGATAGTCTATTTGCTTCTCTATCTCTTTCTTTTTTTCTTTTAGACTGACATATTGATCTACATGAAAGCTATCCTCTAATTCTATTACAGCTTCATCATCTACGCTCTTGTTTAACAAGTGAGCATCTCGGCTGATCTGTGGAGTAAAGTAATCCTCTTCCCTAATTCTCCTATCAAAATCCTTTACTCTCACAGCCAGCTCATCCTCAAACTCATAATCTCTCTGATATACAAATACTCTTAAGTCTGTAGAATTAAATAAACAAATCAATACACCAAAACTAGATTGCGTTGTAGACATAGCGGCTTTTAATTGCATAACACCAAGTCCATTTGGCGGATCATCTGTAGCTCTCATAGATGTAGTTTTTACCTCAATAGGACATTTGCCATTTACTGTTATCTTTGTTGCGTTTGGTAAATAGATGCCACGCTCAGGACTATTCTCTATAGTAAGGTTGTCAGCTTCAGCCATGCCATCGAGTGATCCTTGCAATGGCAAAAGCGGATGCTCTACTTTTTCTGTTATGGGATGTTGCACGTTAATCAGTCCTAATCGTCTACAGCCAACTCGCAAACAAACATGCTCTGCCTCTGAGCCAAACTCTTGACGTAGTGTTTGTGGCGTTCTTATGTTTTCTCCATGCTTAGCTCTTATGCAGTCATGCAAAGCCTCGTTCTTAGTTTTGTCAAACAACTGCTCGTCAAACAAATAAGGTGCAAGTGAATGTGAGACCTTATCGTCATCAGTAATTTTAGATATTGGTTGTTCTGTCATTTAATAATCCTATCTAACTCACTTATTGACTCTCTTACCAGATATGTAGTTGGCTTGATGCCAACCTCAACACAGGTATCGCCAGTAATAAAATCTTTATAATAAGAACCAAAAGATCGTAATGGCGCGCACAAAGTACCGCCACCAATGATGTTTAATTTAATTAGCTTTTGCATTTATTCACACTCCCTTTCAAATATTTTAAGATCTATATCTTTAGACCAAGTGCTATTAGCAAGTTTTCTATCAACATAATTTTTTGCTAATTTTTTTGTTCTAAAAGAATTTAAAAATCTCCACTTACCATTAATTAAAGATTTAACACAATATCGATCATTGTTGATTGCCATGTTTACCACCTATTGCTTCTTTTTGTAAAATGCCCAAGGCGTTCTTATTGTCTGACCATCTTCAAAAATTTCTTTGACAGTTCCTTCTTTCCAATAACCCATGCCTTCAGTTTGTTTGATAGCATTTTCTAAAGTTGTCTCTTGCCAAACATCTGGCTGATCTACATACATTCTTAATATAATCATGTTTACCTCCTTACTTCTAAACATACCTACACTATACATGAATATATAAATATGTCAATACTTATTTAAACAAAGGATTTAGTACTGGTATCTGATTTAGTTGGTTAAGACATTCTTGAAAGGAGTCAAGCTCCATTTTGTCAGTAATTATATTTTTGTTAAAAGTAAAATAGTTTTGCGAAGAAGTATTTGCTTGAAAAAAGATACGCTTATGATCTTTGTTAAAAAACACAAAAGCTAGAATATCAGTATGATAATTCTTATAAACATTTGACATACTTCTGGATGGCTCACTAGCAAAAACATATTTGCCCTCTTTAGTTTCTCTTCGGCTTTTGACTTGTACTGTATATTTTGCATTTGATAGCTCAAACATTATGTCTGCTGGATGTTTGTCCTGTGTAGGATAAACGAAGTCGCAGTATTCTGTTAAGAAGGTTTGAACGACTAACTCACCCAAAGCTCCTAATCGTGAATTACTTTGATGATCTTCCGATGTCTTTTTGGCCATTTTGGCACAAAGAAAGTTGACGTGAGTTATATAAGGCTCTTGATGGTGTTTGTGTATAGTATTTAGAATCAAGTAATTCTTCTGATGCTTCTAGCCACATCCCCATCTTCATTAAGCCTATCGTTCTTCTAAAACCTAAAAATCCTTGTAAACCCATTTGAAAGGTCATATCTATACAAACCATTCTAGCTTTTAGCGGCCAAGCTCTCCATCCTTGCAGATTGTCATCAAGTTCTGCAATAACTCTATCTATGTCATTTTGTAATAAAAACATAGCTTCTTCTTCTGATATACCATTTGCATCTAGGTTTCTTCCTACGCCTATACTATTTGCACTCATAGAACATTTATACAAATTACAAACCAAGCCTTCATGCTTAATGAGCATATCCTGTATATCTTTGTTATTCATTTTTTTGCATTGCGGTGATAACAGGTTTTGCAATCTTTTCACCACTTCTACCAATAACATAACCACCTAAACCTATTTGCAACAAAACCCAAGCTTGATCTGATAAACGAAACGCTAACCAACCAAAAGCATCAAGGCACACTAAAACTAAAAAGGTAAGCATAGTTATTGGTCGCCATGACCTTTGTAGCCAAGAGTTACCCTGAGCTTCAGCAGTAATAATTTGCGCCTGTTTACTAAGCAAGGTTTTTTCATATTCAAGCACCTCTACTTGCAACTTAGCTTGCAATACAAATAATTCGTTTTTTAATTTTGCTTTTTCTTCTTCTGAGGTATGAACATCGTCAATAATTTTGCCTACAGGCTTAATGACATCGACAATTGTTTTGAGAAGGTTCATGCAATAATGTTGCTGATAAAGATACCAACTAGAGAGATGACTATAGTAGTCAGGCCACCTTTAATCCAAAGGTTTAGACTACCAATGTCATCGTCTAGTTTTTCTAAATGATTAAAGCACGTTTTCCACCTTTCAGCGCATTGTATTTCATGCAACTCAAGATTATGGTTTACAAACTCTGCCGTAATCCTAGTTGGTTTTTTTATTGGTTTCTTTTTTGCCTGCATTATCAATTTGTTCTTGCAGTTCTGCAACCTTTAATGACAACAATCTGTTAACATGTTGCACATTAGATAGCTCCTGCAAAATTTGGTTATACAAAGCCTCGTAATTCATTTCTTCATTCATTACACTCTCCTAAGTTATGTAATTAAATTTTATAATAAAAATTCTAATAAATAAACTATTCAGACCATAAAGCGTTAGCTATTGTCTTTACAAAATCGTCTTGTTCTTCCAACTTGCCATCATCTTTACTTAAATTTACAACACTAGTGGCTGTACTTGGTAAACGATCATCTTTTGGATCATCAAAAACTTCGTTATATACCACCATCAAAGTAGGGTATGTAGGTTCTTGATCCTCATCATGATGAGCAGCAGGATAGCACTCAACTCTTTGTACTGTTCGCGTTATTGTTATCGCCATAATTTTCTCCTATAAAAAAAATATTATTATACACCACCACCACCCCCTCCTGCTCCACCACCACCCCCAGAGCCACCATGATTAGCTTGTAAATCAAGTAGTCGTCCAGAGGAATCTACAGAAGTTGTTGATGTTGGAAAAAAAAGATTATCACTTCCAACTGTAAATCTAACTCTAAAACTGAATGAAACTGGGTTAGTAGCTCTTACTCTTGCTGTAGGATTACTTGAATTAGCTACTGCTTGCCAAGCAAAAGTTACAGCAGAACCATTACTCATACTTATAAAGCTATTAAAAGTTCCTGTGATACTTGAATTTGATCCTGCATCTACAATCGTTGCATTAGAGGTGCATTTAATTTGAAAATCTACGCTGTTACCTTCGCAATTGGTGTAGTTGATAAATGTTGTTTGTTGGGAAAAGCCATCAACCGAATTGCCAGAGGTGCTTACCAATTGCACTCTGTTATTTGCAGTTTGTAAGGTTGCTACTACAGAACATGAACTAGTCGGTGTAAATGTTGCAGAGGTTGTACAATCTTCATCACCCCATTGAGTAAAAGGTGTTGTTGCACTATAACTTCCTGCTGATACTTCTATATCAGAAGCACCTCTAAATTGTGACATTGATATTTGTGTGCTAGAGCTTGTATTTAAGCCACCACCATTGAACTCTGGATGGGTAAAAGAGTGATTACGAACATCCGTATCGTTTAAAGAAACTGTAGTGCTAGAAGAGCCGCCAACAACAGTATGAATGTCATCCATTGTTACATTTGTCACACCAACAAAATTAGGCACAGTCATCTAGCTTTGCCTTGAGTTCATCTATTTGTTCTTGTTGATCTTTTATAGCTTCTATTAAATAACCGACTAGGTTGCCATAAGCTACAGACTTTGTGCCTTGCTCATCGTCTGCTGTTAATACTAGCTCTGGTGCAATCTTTTCTATTTCTTGAGCAATGACACCACTTCCCTTTTTGCCATCTTTAGTAAAACTTACACCTCGCATCTGTAAAGCTTTTTTTCCATCTAGTGTTTGTATATTGTCTTTTAGTCTTTCATCTGAAAATGCTGTTACATTACCAGAAAAGGTGGCGTTTTGTGAGTTATCTAACACTAAAGCGTTTGAAAGACTGCCACTCGAAGATGTTTGTAATATTAATTGTCCGTTACCAAGACCATGATTTGCTGACGGATCACGAGCTATAATTTTTGCTAATGTGTATGGTGAGCTTGTTTTATTATCAAAAAATATAGTTGCAATATCACTAGTACTGGATGCTGTTCTTGCACCTCTTATTTTTAAAGTAGCATCTTGTCCTGAAAATGCTGTAGTCTCAAATACAACTATAGGTGTTGTAGACTTAGCTACAGTCATATTGCCTGAACCAGAATATGTACCTATATTTGAGAGGTTTCTGCTTTGGTCTAAAACTGTTGTAGTGCCTACTTTTATATTACCTGACGCATCTATCTGCATTCTTGTAGCACTAGCAGTTCCATCAAAAATTTCAAAAGTTCCTGCTGAGTTGTTTAACACAAACCAATCTCTAACAGTATTTCGCATAAATAATCCAGCATTACCAGTTGAAGATGCTATTGACCTAAAGTAATTTGAACCTGCTACTGTTTGGGTAATTTGCCCTGAAGCATCAATAGTTCCAGCAAAGGTGGCGTTTTTAGAACTATCAAGTGTTAAAGCAATTCTTGAATCTGCTCTATCACTTCCAGATTGATTTGTGAATAATCTTAAATTAGCACCAGAGCTATCTGTATACATACCAGAAACATTAGTATCTACAAAACCAATACCACCACCATAAGAGCCACCACCTCTGATAGATGGTATAGAACCTGCCGAAGTTGCATCAAATGAACCTGTTACACTCATGTCATCAGCAACAGTTAATGGTTGACCAGAAATATCATTACCAATGTTTCCTCTAAACCTTGCGTTGTTTTGAACATAAAAACCAACACCAGAACCAGTAGCATAAAGATAATTATTAGATACAACCACTTCACCAGTTGCATTTATTCTCAATGCTTGAGCGCCATCACTTGCACGCTTGACCTCAAAAGAATGATTTGAACTAGAGTTAGCTGTAACTAACATATTTCCAGATGATGTTATAGCACCACAACTCACAGTCCCTATGTTTACAAGATTTCTAGAAGAATTAATAACAGTTGTTCCTGCAATCTGAAATACACCTTGAATACTTGTAACGCAACTGCTAAGTGTTGTACTTGGATCAACCTTAAAGATTACAGCATCATTTGAATTTCTTATGTTAAACTCATTATCACCTAAAGAATCAAAGATGCATGAATTACCTGCATATCTAAATCTTAGAGCATTACCACCGAATCTCTCTATTTTTGTTCCATCATCTGTACCATCGGCTTTTTTAAAATTTATTTCTTTAGCATTTCCTAAAAATATTTCTCCTGAAGGTGTTACATTGCCACAAGTTATGTTTGTACAATCAATAGTACCTATATTTGTAAGGTTTCTTGAGGAATCTATAATTTGTGTTCCTGCTCCAGTTCCACTTGATGGTTTAACAAAAAGACCATCTTTGAACATGAGTTTTCCATCAGCTAATATTGTTAAAGTAGATTCTGAACTTGTTAAGACAAAAGTGTTGCCTGATCCATAGGAAAGCGTATCACTATGAAAATATTGAATATCACCAAATTGCGCTCTTGATGTTTGGTCACTAAATCTTAAACCTGTAGATGCGCCATTTGTACTTGAATAAATTCTTGAATAAGTATCTGAAGTTACTGTTAATGCTCCACTAGAGATAGTTGAATTAAAACTAGCTGCACCTGCATCTGACATATCAAGGGTTAAGGCAGTAATAAATGAAGAGCCATCTTGTCCTCTAAATATTAAGTCTCCATCTGTAACTCTAGATTGTATTTCTACATTATTACCTGTGAAATCAACAAGAGCTTTAAGTGTTCCATTATCTTTGAAATCTACTTGACCACCATCTGCATCAAAAGTAATTCCACCACCAACATCAACAGTTAAATTACCTGTACCTTTACTAGTTATTGAAGAACCGTTGTTTGCACCTGCATTTCTTTTAATAATTAAACCACCTGTGCTGTGGGTATTATCACCAATCATGTTTATTACTGCATCGTGATCTGTAACTGTTGGGTTAGTGCTAAGTTTTTTACCAAGATCAAACTGAACTGTGTTACTAGCTGTTTGTGCTTCTTCTATAATTAAAAATTGTCTGCCTTGTATTGAACCTGTTGCAGTTATACTTGAATATAAATTTGGATTAAACCATTCTAACTCATACGGAGCAGAGCCAGATATATCTGCATCGCTTGGTATTCTTAATGCTAACCCACCTATAGAGCCAGAAGAAGGTACTGTAGCAGGTAAGGTAAATGAGCTGTTAAATGTCGTTTTACCTGCTTCATCAATTGATAAACGTGTATTAGTTCCAATATGTGTATTATCTGCAATCTCAAAAGATGTGCTGTTTACACCGATTGCAAAAGTGTTAGCATCAACAAAAGCTATTTGTGGCGCACCTCCACTAGCATTAATATTTACACTAGCAGATGCACCAACATCTCTCGTAAATTGAGCAATGTTAACACCACCGCCACCTCCTGTTACTCTCAAACCTAAAGAGTTTGCATCTTGGTCAATTCTTAATTTTGCATCTGGATTTGTAGTTCCTATACCAACATTTCCTGCATTTGTAAATCTCACATTTTCTACAAAACTGCTTGTCGTAGATTTACCGAAGGTTATACCACCACTTGATGATCCAGAATTTCCACTATGTATTCTCAACTCACTTGATTGAACTTGAATACCATATCTATCTCCTGAATCGCTCGTAGTATGATAAAAGTCAATTTTATTCCCTACTGAATTTGCAAAAGAAAGTGGTGCTTGTGGGCTTGAAATTCCTATACCAAGATTACCTGCAAAATAATTAGGAACATCTGAACTTATATAAACCCCGAAGGCACTGGTTGGAAGTGTCCCTTGATACTCGCCACGAAATAAATAGCCAGTTGTTATTGTGCCATCATCTCTATCTATAATTGACCTTACGCCATAAGCGTTAGTTATTGTAGTGTTAGAATCAAGCTCAACTTCACCATATAAACCATACGCATTTGTTACCGAACCTGTATTAGCTGCAAGTATGTTTGATTTAGCATACGATCCAAATATGTTTGTTATATTACCCCCATTAGTTTTTTGTGCTTGAAAGAAACTTCCATGCACATTTGATGTAAGAGCTTCCCCTTGAGCTTTACCTGTACCAAAAACACCATAAACATTTGTAACTGTTCCTGAATCTTGATCTGCAATACCAGAAAAATTTCCTGCTCTAATTAAATCTGAATCGCCTGTAGCTTTTGAACTAACGCTAATACCATATAATCTATGTTCATTTGAGGTATCACCACCAGAAGCAGTAGAATCTTGATCTATATTAAAAGCAATATGCGCTCTATCTGCTGTAGCTGTATCTGATCCTGAAACATTGTGGTCAAGCAAAATACCACTAAATGCTGAGTCAACAACTGCATCATTGGCTACAAATTTAAAACCAACCCCTCCACCTGTAGCTGTATTACTTGTAGTTGCTCCTATGCCTGTTATATTTTGTATCTGTCTTGAAGAGTCTATGACAACAGAATTGTTAATTTTATAAGCACCAGTTACAAGATCAAAACCACCTGTACTGTTTATTTGGGCAACTACTGCATTGTTATATCTAAATGCCAGACCACCTGTGCCATCATAAAAATCTATTCCGTTAGTTTGTTGTGAATTACTTATTTGATAGTCGCCAGTATTAATACATCTAACATCAAGAGCATCACTATCCCCAACCCATCTTTGAATTATGCTACTAACTCCACCTGTATTTGTGGCTATGATTGCCGCAGTTGCATCGGAGGTTGTAGTTGCATTTATTTGACCACTTGTGATACTTCCTGTTACCGATACACCTGAACTTGTTGTTTCAAGTCTTTTACCTGCATTATGATAAAGTTCTACTGCTCCTCCTGCTATAAAAACACCCATAGCATTACCATTATCAGTTCTTCTTATACTAACTCTATTTTGTCCATCAATTAAAAGATTACCTGTGCCAACTTCTTGAATTCTACTATCGTTGCCATCGTGATATATTCTTAAATCATTACTATCACCTAAATTTACTTTTAAATTATCACTAAGTTTTATGTCCTTAAAAAATATGTTAGTTTCAGTTGCACCTGCGATTTGATAATAGGTTGTAACACCACCAGAACCATCATCACATTGGAATCTTATTTGTCCATCATCACTCCCTTGTTGGATATTAAGAATTCCTGAATTATCAATAATTCTGCTTACAGTATTTGCTGAATTATGATCTATTACTAAATCATTACTTGCACCAAACTTAAGAGCTTTATCATCTGGCAAAGTAATACCATGAGAAAAATCAAACTCATCATTTGTTGCATCCCAAAGAATAGTCGCATTTGTTGAAGCATCAACTGCATCTTGAATAGTGATACCTGCTCCGTCTGCATTACCAGAAGAATCGCCTGTTGAAAAGTTAAGCGTTATGTTTTTATCTTTTACATCTAAGTTAGTAGTGTCAATACTTGTGGTTGTACCTTGTACCGTTAGATCACCTCCGACTATAAGGTTATTTGAGAATGTATGATTGCCTGTAATAGTTGAATCTAAATTAAGCGTAACACTTCCAGTTGTTCCACCACCATTAAGGTTAGTACCTGCTACAACTGCTGTGATATCACCTGTGCCTGTGCCAAGTTGTGTGCCATTAAAAAAGAGACTGCCTCCAACATTATATAATTTGTTTGTTGTAGTTGATGGTGCAGAGCCAGCGCCAAGTGTTAAAGAAGTTGTAGCAGATAAAGTGGCTGCTGCAATTGATCCAGAACTTGTAAATGTTATTTGCGTATGGTCAAACCTTGTATTAAATAATTCAAGAGTGTCCATATCCATTTGCAATACTTCAGTTCCTTGATTTTGCACTTGGTCAAAAGCAAAGTATTTTAGTTGAATACCATCAACCTTTAATAAGTTTTTGTTATCTGGGCCAAGTGAAAGTGTTTGTGCTGTACCACTACCTGCTAGTGCAAATATATCAGTTAACAGTTCGCCATTAAGTGTAATCTTACTGGCATCAATTGTTCCTGTAACAGTTGCGCCTTGAACATTTAAAGTATCTGCATTTATAGTGCCTGTAACTGTAACTCCTGTTGCAGTAAGTAAGCCTTGTTGTGTAACTTTAAAACTGGCTAAATCTGGGTCTGCGTTACCAGCATAAATTCTAAATGTGCTATGTGATCCATCTAAGATACCAACATTATTACCTGAACCAGCTATTATCTTTGTATCTGTTTGTATATCTGTTCCTTTAATTGGCTCATTAGCAACACTAAAAGTTAATGTTGTTGCATTAGACTCTGATCCTGTTGAGTTTATAGATGTTACAGATGCAACATAGTTTGAACCTACAGGTATAAAATTAAGATCAACAAAATTTGTTTCTACTAGACTGTTTTGTAAAGCATTGCCTCCGCTATCAGAAATCGCAACTCTAAATTCATAATCAGGATAATCAGTTGGTGCATCCCATGTAATTCTTGGCCTACCAGTTGGACTAGCATTAGTATCAGTAAATGCAACATTGTCTGGTGGTGAAACTGCATAAGCAGATGGTGTGTTTTGTAGCGGCTCTGTTGGCTCTTGCGGTGGCACTTCCCAAGTGTAAACATCAAAGTATTCTAATAATGAAACACCAACAAGGCCATTAGGCTGAAGCTCAAGAGCTTCTACAATAAATACTTTAGAACTAAACCCTAAGCCAGCATAAGTCAAATCAACAATATCTCCAATGTTGAGTTTGTACATTTCTGCTGTACCCAAGAAAGAAACTTTAGTTTGATTTCTGCTTCTGGTAAGAATGGTCTTTGCCATGTTATAAGCAATATATGGACTTGTTACATAAGGAAACTCAGCTTTAATTTCAAGTATCTCATCACCATCATCAGAAAAATATTGCGGACTAGCATTATGAAATACTGTTGCTGTATCTAGTTCATATCTTTTATTAGCATTAAAAAACTCTACGATAACCTTATTTGCTTTTGCATCTTTATTGCCATAATCAACTGATATACCATTATCTTCAATAATGTGCGCATCAGTAATGTTAAATGTAGCAGAGCCAGTATCTTCTATCTTAAGCTCATACTTACCATCAAAATATGTAAAGATACCACGCATGTTTGCAAGCAATTCTTTTGCGTTATCCATAACATTTTTGTTAGTATCTATATAGCCATTACAAGTAAATCTTTTTGACTTACCTCTAATAGTTCCATCATCATTCTTATATTGATATTTAGCACCAACTGCATTGCCACCATTACCTGTATCAGAAGAGTTAGCTAAAACTGTTGCACCACTTAAATCTTCGGCCTCTATAGTGTAGCTATTTGCGTTGATTACTGTAGCTATGGTATAGACCTGATTAATAACTGCTGCTGTTATATTGCCACCCAAAGATACTGCGCCAGTTAATAA